CTCCCTTACGGGAGTCGGGTCTGATTAATATCCACATCTGACAGGAGTAGTAATGGATATCTTAGAACTCATATCACTTCAGCGTAGGTTTAATCGCCTAGCTTTGCGGATGGGTCCTGAGATCCAAACTGCTCTTGAGTGCTTAAGTCGTCGGGATCTCCCGGCACTTAGGACAGAAGTGGGACGCCTTGAAAGATTACTCGATCAAGGTATTCATTAATCAGTTCGGCATAGCCGGACTAAAACAACCTGAGGTTGCTTTATGGTAGATTTTCTCGATGATAGGCCTGGACGCTGGGACACGGGTAAAACCGTTACCGACACCAGTGTGGGGCATTATGGTGACCATGATTTTTATGATTCATGGGACCGTTATTCTCCACAAACCTGTTCATATCGAGATGCTAAACGAAATGGAGATCACGTGCACTCTACCGATTACCATCGGTATAGTGCTAAAGTGATGTCTGAAACTCCTATTAGGGAGTTTCTCGTTGGTGGTGACTGGAACGGACCGTACCATGACCTTCGGTCTACGTACATCTCTCAATTTATTGAGAGAACCGTCCTTAACGACCCCATCGTGTTAACTCCTCTTCGTGAGGAGGCGACTCGACGGTGCATAACCGATGCTCGTAACAAATTTCATAATCTGAAAGTTGAGTACGGTGCGTCGATTGGTGAAACCACGAAAGCAGTCAACATGATTGCTGCTCCCTTTTCCTTGCTGTTGCAAGCCTATACGGCTGCTAAGCAAGGTAACTGGCCTAAGGTGACGTCCCTTTTGGGATCACCCAGGAAGTGGTACAATGGTCGGTATATTGCCGATTTATGGTTGCAATACCAGTATGGTTGGAAGCCTTTGATGGCCGACGTTCATAATGGTGTTAACATCCTCATTGATGCCTTGGGATCAGATCAAAACACTCTGAAAGTTGTAAGAAACGTTTCAGACTCCGATACCTGGGAACCAGATTCGGGCGGTGGCATCTTTAGTGATAAATGGAAGATAAAAGTAAAGGTTCAGGTTGGCCTGACGGCTGACATAACCTCTGCTGCTCTTTCCACTTTAGATGCTCTCGGTGTTTTGAACCCTCTAGCTATAGCGTGGGAGTTAACTCCTTTCTCGTTTGTTGTCGACTGGTTTATTCCGGTAGGCAACGTGCTAGAGTCGTTGTCGGCAACTGCCGGCCTCGCCTTTCGTGACGGATATATCAGCTACGTTACGGAGTGCCATTGCGTTACTAAACGTAACGATAATGGTATTCCCAGTGGCTGGTCCATTGTTGATCACGGAGAGCTGATTAGAGAGAATAAGCAATTCGACAGAGTTGCTTTGACCTCTTTTCCGCTACCCGCTCTTCATATGGCTCAGAATCCGTTTTCTACCCCACAAGCAATTAATGCGTTAGCATTGTTGCGCCAACTTATGTGATGCCTTGTAAAACATCACATGGAGACAATATATGCCTCAGTTGAATAGCATCGTCCTCAAAGACGCTGCAGCCACACCTGCCGATCACACGTTTAAACCACGTGGTATCGACGGTGGTGTCGCGACGCTCGTGGAGTCGTCGGGGGTTCCCATTGGGGAATCGCGCATCTCGTTCGCTCAGAACCGCAACGGAAACGGCCGCATTCGTGCGACCGTCAAGCTGTCGGTTCCGGTTGTACAGGATGCAACGGTCAACGGCGTGATTCGCCCGACCGTCGTTCGGACCGGTTACGTGGATATCACGTACAATTTCGATGCCAGCTCGTCCACTCGTGAACGCGCTGACCTCGTCAAGTACGTGAATGGCCTCATGGCCGGCACCCAGACGATGGTACAGGGTTACCTCGTTGACCTGGAAGGCCTCTTCTGAGGTCTTCCAGTCCGGGAGGTGAGAGGCTTATCATAGCACTCATGATGTGTGTTGTGGTCTGTTTTCTCGCTTCCTTACTTCTCGGGAATCCATCCCGTGGAGTCTTAACCATCATTGGAGTACCAGATGGCAAAGCAACCGCGTACGCTGCAGTGCAGCAACAAACGAGTGCCCGACGGCTTGACAGAAGCGTTCATAGCGAAGATCTACTCCCTCAGGACGTCCGTGAAAGCGGATTACTTGAAGGAGCAGTTCCTAACTAAGTTCGTTTCTGACGACACGGACCCTTCTATCACAAGAAGGACGCGGGCCATTAATAAATGGCTCGCTACCGAGCGGGATAACGAAGCTACCAATGAGCGTTTGCTCACAACGTCCGAGGACTTTAATATTCTTCCTCGGATACAATTTGGTAAATTCGTTACCTTCTGTCGCGATCTCATCGCTGAGATCATTGGTGATACCGTCCCTGTTGAGACCCTTATTGGGGCCTTTTCGGGGGGAGCATCGACAAGTCGCAGTCGTACTGAGAGCCATCCGGCTCAAAAGTACCTCGGAAGAGCACATGTCACTCAAAGCTGTTTAGAACTCTGGTTGGACATCTGTCCTGACGAGATGCCTACATGGTTTTGTGAACCGGAGGCACTTGATTATCAAGTGGTTCCTGGCAACGTGTTATTCACCGTACCCAAGAAAACCGACATTGATCGTTGCGCTTGTAAAGAGCCTGACGTGAACATGTTCGTGCAGAAGGGCGTAGGTAATCACATTCGTGATTGCCTGCGACGCATCAACATAAACCTCAATGACCAGTCGATAAACTCGTCATTGGCTCGGATCGGCTCGATTGATGGGTCACTCGCGACACTGGATCTCTCCAGTGCAAGTGATTCCATCAGTTCTGGGCTTGTAGCTCTTTTGCTACCTGAGTGTTGGTACACCCTCCTTGACAGTATTCGCTGTCCTGTCACCATCATAGATGGTGAAGAGCACCGGAACGAGATGTTTTCCTCAATGGGAAACGGCTTTACGTTTGAGCTTGAAAGTTTGATCTTTTATGCTCTCACGCGTGCCGTTACCTACTTTGGAAGATACTCGGGTAGAGTATCCGTCTATGGGGACGACATCATATGTCCCAGTAGCGCTTTTGCTGACCTCGAGTGGGTTCTCAGTTATTTTGGCTTTTCGCTTAATCGCGATAAGTCATTCGCTGATGGTCCATTTCGTGAGTCATGTGGAGGACACTACCATGATGGATACGATATAACTCCTTTCTACCTTCGGGGTCCAATAAAGACTCTCACCGATCTCATTCACGTAGCAAATCAGCTACGTGAATGGGCAAAGGTGCCTGGGCTTAGTATACTCGATTGCGAAGTCGAGGATATTTGGTCCTGGTTAAAGTCCTACGTTCCGAAGGAACTTTGGGGTGGTGCAGATACTGCCTATAAGTTTCAGTTGGTCAGTAATGACACTCCTTCACTTCGTCTCCAACCGGAGAAGTCGCGTCGGTCAACTGGACTTGGTGGTTACCTGCATTGGCTTAATGCCACATGGGCACGTAAGTCTCTCTCAGATGGAGTAGATACTTCATCTTACCTTCGTGAGAAGGGAACCTTTAGGTTGAGAAAGGCCCGTGCTTCGGTGTCTCGTTTGCCCTATATCTTTATTCATGAGATATAGTGAC